TGCTGATAGGTCTGATCTACCTTGGGTCAAGCGTTGTGTCAACATTAACCACTATTGGTGGGAAGAGGCGACGCAGGAAGTTAAGGATGCGCTCCTTGAAGGCATCAAAAAGGGTGACATCTGGCTAAACAAAACAAAGGTAGATTCTAATGGAAAGCGTATCCGAGGTAACGTATGCTTGGAAGTTTACTTGCCCTCACGAGGCACCTGTCTACTGCAACATGTTAACCTTGGCGGATGCGAGTTCGATGACATTCAACGTGCATTTGTCAACGGAATGTCCGAGTTGTGCGCCCTCCACAGCAAAACAGGTGTTGGCGAAAGCCGAGAATACCTGCCTTCAGAGACTGATCGCCAAGTCGGTCTCGGATTGTTGGGACTTGCCAACCTTCTCCGACGTGAAGGTGTAACATATGAAGAGTTTGGTGAGGCTCTCGAACAGGTCAACAGTGGTAAACCCTACATTGATACTGCAGCCACCACTCTTGCTAATGAGATGAAACTTGGTATCGAACAAGCTGCACAGATTGCCCGAGTCCATAAGATGGACCGTGCCTTTGCTATTGCTCCTACTGCTAGCTGCAGTTATCGTTACACAGATCTGGATGGCTTCACCACCTGTCCTGAAATTGCTCCACCAATCGCACGACAAGTTGACCGAGATTCGGGAACCTTTGGTGTGCAAAGCTACAACTATGGTGATGTAGAAATTGCCAGTGAAGTTGGCTGGGATGCTTACTTCAGTGTGGCAAACGGCATTGTTAAAATGCTAGATAACACGGGACTTCTTCACGGTTATAGCTTCAATAGTTGGTCCGATGTGATTACCTATGACGAAGCGTTTATCGAAGAGTGGCTTGCATCTCCGCAAACCTCCCTTTATTATTCGCTACAGGTAATGGGTGATACTCAGGATAAATCTAATGCATATGCTGCGTTGGAGGAATCAGAAGTCAATGATTACCTGGATGCGATTCTTAATGACCCTGCTCCAGATTGTAATTGCGGCGAATGAACCCTTATCAAAAACTCCTTAATCGTAAACGGAAGTGGTCTCCAGTACAAACCACTGCCGGTACTCTTGCTGAAGGCGCGGAAGAAACCATCTACCGTGCTTTGGCAATCCGACACATGGAACTCCCAGTCGGTGATTTTATCAAAGACGGTCTTAAAAATGAAGTACCAGAAATGGCAAGGAGTCTCCTTCTGTCCAATATCAAGGACGAAGAAAACCATGACCTTGCACTCGGTTACATCGCCAACGCTATCGGTGTTGATCAACAAGCTGAAGAGGAAGCGCTACGCCTCCGGGATGCATGGATTGCTCATCCAGATCACACAATCCTCAAAGCGTTGGTTGCCGAGCGTGCAATTTTCTTTGTTCTCTTGCCATTCTTCCGATTTAACGGTGATGCTGGTCTCCGAACAGTAAGTGCTGACATTAGTAGAGATGAACAAGTTCACGTTGCTACCAATAGCCTTGTTTGTCGTGAGTTGGGGCTTGATATCTCTCCTTCTCTTGATAAACTGCGTAAGGCAACTATCAACTGGGTGATGCAACCACTAGGTAATAGTACTCAGTCCAAGTATTTGAACAAAAAATTTTGGCTGGATGCCAGTGATCGTTTGATGTACGAAGGTAAGGCTCCTGAACTTTCTGACACCAAGCGAGCACGGATGCCTGCCTTCTTTGAACATGCAAACACCAATCTCCCTCAATATGCTTGAGACCCATGGTCTCCAGCTAAAGACTGTCCTCCAAGAACTGGAGGAAAACTTTCCACCTGTTACACCCACACCCAATGATTCCCAATCATTAATTATGTACCGCTCGGGTCAACGTTCAGTTGTAGAGTGGATTCAACAACGACTAGAAAACGATGGCTAAAAGAAAAAAGTCCAAACAAACATCCAATCCATTTGAGGGTCAGCCCGCACAGCAAATGTTCTCAACTAAAAACAAATCGACTGGTAAAAGTAAAGACAAAGGTCTTACCATCCGTGGTGTGCGAGTAGGTCAAGCTCTTTCTGGTAAAGAAGCAATGAAGCTTGCTGCTACTGGACTAGGTGAGAAAGCTATTGACAAAGCGCTGGCTAAAGGTGCTAGCATTCAAGGTAGTGCCGAACGACGTTTGACTAAAGGTCAACTTGGTACTCGTGAGCAAAACATCCTTGGTAACATCTTTGACCAAGGTGGTATCCCATCGAGCCTTGACCCTCGCAGTGCAAATGTAAAAGCACTTCGTGGTCTTGACCTTCAACCTGGTCAACGATTCCTAGGAGCTACTGGAAGTGGTGAACCAATCCTTGCTACTAAAGACATGCTTGGCGGTGGTCGCCGAGGAGGAGGTGGTGGTGGAGCCGGTGAACCCGCAGCCACTGCTGACACAGCTGTAGCTGAAGCTCCTGCTACTGGCACTGGTCCCATCCTTCCCGAGGAAGAGGAGGATACCACAACTGGCGATCTGATGATCGGAGGTACTGAAGCTGGACGTGGTGCTCTTGGCATCAAACGTCGTCGTAGTCGTGCTCAACGTCTGCGTCTTGCTCAGCTTGGCACTAGCCGTTTGAATCGACTGAAGATCAGGAGTATGCTTAATCTTCAAGGCGCCAGTGGTCTTGCTTAATTTAATTATTACTAAAACTAATGAGTGCTAAACAACGGTATGATTATTTAGCCAGTGACCGTTCCCAATTTCTAGACGTAGCGAAAGATGCGGCAGATCTTACACTGCCCTATTTGATTCGTGGACAAGAAGAGTGGCAGAAAGGTGCTAGGTATTTGCCTACACCTTGGCAAAGTGTTGGAGCAAAAGGTGTTGTAACCTTGGCAGCAAAACTAATGCTGGCTCTACTGCCTCCACAGACTAGCTTCTTTAAACTTCAACTTGATGATACAAAGCTTGGTGAAGAGTTCCCACCTGAAGTAAGGTCTGAACTTGACCTGAGCTTTGCAAAGATTGAACGTACAATCCTCGAATCAATTGCAGCATCAAGTGATCGTGTTGTTATTCACCAAGCTCTTAAGCATTTGGTAGTAGCAGGTAACGCACTTGTGTACATGGGTAAGGATAGTTTGAAACTCTATCCGCTAAATCGCTATGTCGTAGATCGTGATGGCAACGGCAACGTGCTTGAAATAGTCACGAAAGAACGCATTAATAAGAAGATCCTCCGTGGGATGCTTCCAGAAATTAAACCAAATAATCTTGACAACCCTCCCGGTGAACGGGATGAGGAAGTTGACATCTACACCCACATCAAACGAGATAACAATCGAATGATTTGGTATCAGGAGTACGAAGATAAAGTTATTCCTGGTTCCATGGGTAAGGCACCATTGGATGCTAACCCTTGGTTGGTCCTTCGATTCAACACTGTTGATGGTGAGGTGTATGGTCGTGGTCGTGTTGAGGAGTTCATCGGAGATCTTAAGTCTCTTGAAGCACTCTCTCAGGCAATGGTAGAAGGCTCTGCAGCAGCTGCTAAGGTCGTGTTCGTGGTATCACCCTCAAGCACTACCAAACCGCAGACACTGGCGAACGCAGGCAACGGTGCTATCATTCAAGGACGACCCGATGACATTGGTGTTGTACAGGTAGGTAAAACTGCTGACTTCAGGACTGCTTATGAACTAATGCAGTCTCTTGAACGCCGATTGAGTGAGGCTTTCCTCATCCTTTCTGTACGGCAATCCGAACGAACTACTGCTGAGGAAGTTCGTATGACTCAGATGGAACTTGAACAACAACTTGGTGGACTGTTTAGTTTGCTGACTGTTGAGTTCTTGGTGCCTTATCTGAATCGTAAGTTGAATGTATTCCAAAAGACAGGACAGATCCCACGTCTTCCAAAAGACATTGTTAAGCCAACCATTGTGGCTGGTATCAATGCACTTGGTCGTGGTCAAGACCGTGAAAGCTTGGGTGCATTCCTTACTACTATTGCTCAGACCATGGGTCCCGAAGCTATTCAGACCTACGTTAATCCTGAGGAAGTTATCAAACGACTTGCAGCTGCACAAGGTATTGATGTCCTGAACCTTGTAAAGACTATGCAGGAAGTACAAGATCAGCAGGCACAAGCTATGGAACAACAACAGCAAATGGAACTTACCAAGCAAGTTGGTCAACTAGCTTCTGCTCCTGCAAACGACCCATCCAAAAATCCCGAACTATATGGACAACAAGCAAGCTCCGAAGCGCCGCCAGCGCAGTAAAGCTGAACCTCCGACGACACCAGAGTTCACTCCAGTTAAGCCTGAGAACAAGTATGCTCCCAAAGCTAAGATTGG